TCGTGCTGACTATTCATTGTACATAAAAGAACACCTCTACCGCACGGGATTAACGAACCGCGATATTAGCGAAGAACTTGACAAACTTGCTTTGGATAGAACGCCGATAATTTGCGATAGTGCCGAACCGAAATCTATTGAAGAATTGCACCGCTTAGGGCATAACGTTAAGCCAAGTAAAAAAGGTCCTGATAGCATCAGGTTAGGTATAGACATAATGAAACGCCACAAGCTATTTATTCATTCAGAATCTAAGAACGCACAAAAGGAGTTTAGAAATTACAGATGGGAAACTGACCGGGATGGTAGAAACTTATCTAAACCCATTGACCACACCAACCATATTATCGATGCAGTACGTTACGTATGTATAAACCGCATCGGTTCTTCTTACTCAGGCAAATATTTTATAGCATGAAAATAACCGTACCCGACTCACTTGCTGACATATCTGTTAAGCAGTATAAAAAACTTGCATTAATAGACACCGAGCAAAGCCATGACAAGTGGCTTATAGAAGCTATTTCGATTTTTTGTGATTTATCTACCGAACAAGTAGAACAAATGAATTACAAAGACCTATCTAAAATTTCAAGGATAGTTAAGAAGTTAAACGATGCCGACGGGCAAGATGAAGAACTGCAAAGCAAATTAGACTATAAAGGGAAGCGGTATGGGTTTCACCCAAACCTTTCCAAACTTACAGTGGGAGAGTTTGCCGATTTAGAAACATATTGTAGTAAGGGTTTCTTTGATAACTTGGGTTTTATCATAAGTATTTTATACAGACCAATAAGGGTAGAAAGTGGCGATTTTTACTCCATAGAAGATTACAAGGGTGATGGTGACCCCTCATATTGGGATGACTTAAAAATGAATGTTGTCATGGGTGCAGTCAATTTTTTTTTGTCTATAGGCGTGACATTAACCAAAGATTTAGCCAACTCTTTAGTGGAGGGGGCGAAGGAAATTTAATCGCTGAAAAGTGGGGGTGGTATTCTACTATCTACTTCTTAGCGGGTGGAGACCCTTTAAAAATCGAAGCTGCAACCGAAATTGAAATAGAATCGGCATTTACGTTTTTATCTTATGAACAGGATAACAGCCGAAAAGATAAAGCACCCGACGCAACCCAATACCGATGAAGTCATATAAGCAAATAGTTGAATTATTAGAAACGATTACAACCGAACATTTAATTTTACAATCTTTCCATGCAGGTCCTTTGGATGAGGTAGATATTAAAAAACTCGGACAACCCGACTATCCATTTTTATATTGTGAAATAATGGGCGCAACGATTGAAAACGGGGTGCTTACTTATGACCTTGAATTATTAGTGGCGGATATGATACTACCAAACCTCACAAATAGAAATCAAGTGTACTCGGATACCTTGCAAATTCTTCACGATGTTTTAGATAAATTCATTCAATCATTAGCCAACACCAATACTACAGTCGACGATGACTACAAGTTAGAACTACCCGCAAGTTGCACACCATTTACAGCAAGGTTTGATAATGAACTTACGGGATGGAGTGGGGCGTTCTCTTTGGAGGTTTCTAACTCAAACGATTTATGCATAGCACCATTTAGTTAATGTCTGTATTAACTATTAAAATCGGTAATCGAGAATACGATATGCCAAAGACAAAAGCTGCCCTTTTAAAGGTTGGAAAGATGTGGCGTAAAAACGCCCGAATAAGCCTTAGAAAACAAGATAAGGTAAACACGGGTGCTTTATACAATTCGATGCCCGTAAACGTGCTTGAAATGCCTAATACGTACGCTGTAGATATTACGCCCCAAGTTGGTTATTGGCAGTTTGTAGATAAAGGAGTGCAAGGGGCAAGTAGAAACATTTTCCCTTATCAATCAGAATCGCCTTTTAAATTTGGTTCTGGAAAAGGACCAAGGGGGTTAAGGGGTGCAATTGATAAATGGGTAGTACAAAAAAATATAAGTGGTTCAAGAGATGAAAAAGGAAGGTTCACAACCCGCAAAGGTTTGGTGTATTTAATAAGCAACGCGATTTATAATCGAGGATTAAAACCGTCTTTGTTTATTACAAGAACAAAAATACAGATTCAAAAACACGTAACTAAAACAATAGCACCCGCAATAAGTTCAGATATGGCAAATGCAGTAAGACAAGATTTAAAACGCGACCCTAAATTAGATGTGAAATGAGTATGACTTTAGAATATAGTCCGAGTACGTCGTATGTACATGGAGCTTATGAACCGATTACTTTTATAACCAGCTCAACCGAACAAGCGGGAGGTACTTTTTTTAAGTTTAAATATGTTGCGGATATTTATCTTTCTAATTTAGATTCACCTTATGCATACGTTAAACAAGCACGTATTTTTATAGAACCAAATACAGAAGGGGCGGGAGTGTTTAGAGTTGATAAAATCATTTCCGATTATTTAGAAATTACTTCGGGGGATTCGTCAACTTCTTCTGCTGGGTTTATAAGCAATTCTATTCATACTTTAGGTGCAAATACTACCACTAAAATTTGGGTAAATAACGAAGGGCAAAATTACAGAAAAGTAAAAATTAACTACGGGCAAAGCTATGCTACCGCTGCCGACCTTGCACCCACGGTTTCTATCGACTTATCCGATATTTTTTATATTAGTTGTATAATGAGTGCGGGGAAACAAATGTTACCCACTTGGGATGAAGGTGGCAATTATCTTGTAACGGGAAATGATTATTTAGTAAATTTTTGTCCTCGGGATAGCACAAAAAAAGCGTTAAGTGATAGACCCACAACTACACAATACACTTCTACATTAGCGTCGAATGTTTCGGTTATTAATCAGGATTTAACAAATAACGAGTGGAGAACTTTAGGCATTTTAATGGATGACCTTGCACCCGTTGAGTCTGATGCTTTGAGCTTTTATGTAGCTTTATTTGATTCAAGCGATAGCGTTTTAGATGCTGGGTTTTTCTCAGCGGGAACGGATGGGGGAACTGTTCCATCTTTATCGAATCAAGATTATGAAAGGTTACAATTTGTGGGTGTTGGAGCAAGAAATTTAAACGCTCAAACTATAGATACGGGTTTTACCACACATTTCACAGCGGGAACGGTAGCATACTATGAAGTCTTTTTTATGGATGACAGCACCACAGTTCCATCTAATGCCACGACTACTTCTATGGCTTCCCTATGTTATCGATTTACCATTAAAAACGCATCTTGTATTTATGGAACGGGAACGGGAAAAACTAAATACAACTATGTGACTTTAGCTTGGCAAAATTCTCTTGGAGCGTGGGATTATCAATCCTTTGCATTAAAACACCAAAGAAAAACAAGTAACATAGAACGCAAGACTTTTGACCAAGTGGCGGGAAATTGGAATACTGCAAAATCGGGTGTTCAATTTGCTTATAGAGGTGATGAAGGTGGGGTAACAACCACACAAATTTCAGCACGTCAAACGATGGTTGCAAATACTGAATTGTATAACGAAGCTGAGGTGGATTTTTTAGAAAACCTTTGGTTATCCCCAAAAGTGCAACTTCTTAATTATGATGGTTCAGCTATTCCGATAACTATAACGGATAAAGAATGGGTTCGTAAAAACAACCTTAATGAAGGTGGTGCATTTACTTACCAAATAAAGTTTGAGTATGGTAAACAAAGACCAACTGTAAGATGATACAATTAGTTGCATTTGACCAAACGTATGAAAACCCTCATTTTTTAGATTTAGACAATCCGGGTGCTATCTCTTTAAATTATGAGATTGGAGATATTGAAAATTTGGTGGGTAGAAATTCGCCGTACTCACAAACTTTCAACTTACCGTTTACCAATACAAACAACAAGTTTTTTAGACAATTTTACAATATCAATGTTGATACTTTAGCTGTCTTATCTCAACCACTTTCGTCATTTAATGCAGACCTAAAAACAAACTGTGCGATTCGTGTAGATGGTGTTTCTGTAATTACGGGAACTTTTCAGCTTATAAAATGCAAAAAAGAAACTGAAAGCTACGAAGTGGTTGTTTATGGAACGGAAGCAAATTTATTCCAAGCTATAGAAGAAAAAAAATTAATAGATGCATTTCGTAGTGGTGATTCTTTTACAACGGATTATAATGTTAATATAAATTCTACCAATATTATCAATTCTTGGGATTTATCAAATGACGTTACATTAGGAACAGTGGGAAATGGTATAATTATTTTTCCTATTATAGACTATGGATATGTCGGCGATTACAATTTTATATGGTTAGAAAATAACCCTCTTTCAAATACGGGTTTGGCAGAACCAAACTTTTTAGAAGCTCAACACCTTAAACCCGCTATTCACCTAAATACACTTTTTAAAAAAATAATTACACAGGCGGGGTTTACGTTAACTAACACATCTTTCCTTACTTCTGATGCTTTTAACAAAGCCTTTATGACTTTGGGAACAGATAGGGAAACCACTGCTTTAACTACTTTACACCAAAGCCAAGTTGGAAACACTGACAACACCAATATAGTAACATGGGGTTCGGGTGGAGTAGATAGTGGCAGTTGGGAACAAATCTTTTTTCCTACTCAAAGCGGTGCGGGGGCGGGAGGACAACCCGCGCTTTTTTATGATGTAAGCGACGATTGGGATAGTGATGGGGTTTATCATTTTCCTTATTCGGGAGAGTTTTATGGAAATTTGACTTTAACTGTTGACTCAGGACCGGCAAGTAGTGGCAACGGTGTTGTTTTTTCTGTTATTATTGCGTCGGGTGAATATTGGACTCAACAAACTTTCAGCGCATTAGGTAACGATGGCGGTGGAGCTATAGTAAGTACTCATTCTATACCTTTTGGGATGTATGGTAATGCGGGGCAAATTTTAAACATAATTGTATTGGCTAATCCCGGTTCGAGTTCTTCGGCTAATCTTTTAGCTCAAGGAACATTTTGTACTATTATAGGAAGTGCATCTTTAGCGGGTGTTGCAAATATTCCAGCTAATATGCCCGATATTTCCCAAACAGATTTTTTAACAGACATAATACAAAGATTCAATTTAGTAGTTGTTGCAGACGAAACGGATAACAAAAAAATTAGGGTTTTACCTTATCAAGATTATATTGACGAAGGGGAAAGAAAAGATTGGACTAAAAAGTTAGACCTATCAAAAGAGCGTATTATTTCACCTACAACGAAATATAAAAAACAACTTATAAAATTTAGTGATGCCGAAGGTGAAGATGGCAGAAACGTAGCTAATCAGGAGGTTTACGGTTCTGTATTTGGAAACTATGAACAACAAATAACGGGTGATTTTTTAAGTGGAACTTTAGAAAACAAATCGATATTTTCACCTTTCCATGTAAACCCCGTGCCAAGACAAGATAATGCATCCTTAACAGACGCACCTAATTTACTTATACATAAAGGATATGCACCGGGAACAACGGGAGCATTAGCCAGTGATAAACCAAAACTATTTTACCATAATGGATTGGAAACCTTAGAGGCTAACGATACTATTTATATCGGTGGAAACTCTGTATCTTATTACCCTTTGTGTTTACCTTACTATAATGCGGGTGCGCAAATGGCAGTTGATTCACCCATGCTGTATTGGCAATATCAAACACCCGATTCATGGGGTGGGGTTATTTTTGGAACAACACCAAGTTCAGAGGGATACTTTAAGCGATATTGGCAACAATTTTTGATGTCTTATTATGACAATCAAGCAAGAATTTTAGACTGTTATCTTTATTTAACCGCTGCCGATATACACAACTTTCAGTTTAACGATGAAATTTTTATAGAGGATACAAATTACAGAGTTTTAAAAATAGAGAATTACCAACCTTTTTCTAATGTACCTACCAAAGTACAACTATTAAAAAAAATAAATAAGATACCCGCTTTACAAATCGATGACACTACAGAAGATTGTAATGCTTCTCCCGTTACATTTTCGGCAAATGGTATTGTAAATTTTGAAAATAACGAAACGGGTGCGGCGGTTATTAGTGAAGAATGCTGCCAAGAATTTCACTATTTTTGGAATGGCACAAATTGTTTTTGGCATTATGGTGGTGGTGGAGGCGGTAGTGGTGACCCAACTACCGGACTTGGTGGGTGGAATCCGCACGGACACCCAAGCGATGACACCATAGGGGGAATATCAGATTTAACGGGCGTGGGTGGTTTTCATTCAAGGAAACGCAGTGGAGTACCTAACATAAACCCCATACAAGGAGAACACAGCACCCGAGGGCAAAACGTCGAAGGGTTTACAAATTCAGTCAATAAAAGTTTTGTTTATTATGCTACTTCTAATTCAGATACGCCGCAAATTTCTACCCCAAACGGAATAGAAAGCGAACAGTCAAATTTACAGATTTCCTATAATACTATGGCAAGGTTCATAGTAAGGGCATTAAGTGTACAAACGCACGTTTTAACGGGTGGTTCAGGTTCTTATGGTTCTTCTGCTTTTCAGGTGTGGACTTTTTTAGTGAAGAATGTTGAGGGTACAATTACAGTCGTAGGGGGTTCTGAGCAAACCGATTTCCAAGAAAAGGACAGTGATGCGGGAACACGAACTATTGACGTTGTAGGGGTTGCGGGTAAAACGGGATTTGCGGGAAATAGGGGGATAAATATCGTATGTACTGGTCCAGCCAATTCTGTTTTGTCTTGGCATTTAGATGTTGAGGTTACATACATAGATATTGGATTTACCAAAAATTTAGATAATTTAATTTTAACCGAGAATTACGAATATCTCACAACGGAAAACGGGAACTATTTAGAGCAAGAATGAAAAAGTACATAGATAACGTCGGAAAGTCTATTCCTTATTCGCTAAGGATGGCGCAAGAAAGGGAAATTATAAAAGATAAAAATTCTTTGATTCTGTATGGATATTTTGAATATACGGGATTTAAGGGGTTTTTTAAGAAAGTCAAACAAGGAATAAAAGCATACACATGGCAGAAATAATTGAAGTCGGGTTAAAAATAACGGGTAGCGACCAAGCTGCTAAAGATGTTCAAAAAGTCGATAATGCAACGGAAAACCTAAATACGGGAATTATATTAGCTACTGATTCACTTGATAGAATGAGCGGCGGCGCTGTCTCCGCTTTTGGAAAAGTTTTAAATGGTGTTAAGGCAAGTATAATAGGAATTAAAGGTTTTAAAGCTGCCCTTGCTTCTACGGGTATTGGCTTGTTAGTTATTGCCGTAGGTTCACTTTCTGCATACTTTACCCAAACGGAAAGGGGAGCGCAAAAGTTAGAAGTAGCAATGGCGGGTTTAAAGATTGCCTTTGCTAAAATTACAGATGTAGCTTCCTCATTTGGTGAAAAAATAGTGGGGGTTTTTAACGACCCAAAAGAAGCCGTTATAGGTTTATGGGATACTATAAAAACTTACTTTATAGATAAGTTCAATGAAGTGATAAAATCGGTGGGGTTATTGGGTTCTGCTTTTGTAAAACTTTTTAATCGTGATTTTTCAGGTGCTTTGTCCGATGCCACACAAGGGGCAAAGGGTTTATTTATGGAGTTAACACCATTAGGGGTAGCCATCGAAACAGTTGGGGCAATAGTTGAAAACGTCACCCCAGCTTTGAAAGAATTTGTGGCTGAGGTTAACGATGCAGTCGATGCATCTACTAAACTTGCAAATCGTTCAATAAAACTACGCGAAGACCAAAGAAGTTTAAGTAAGGCATTTGCCGAAGGGAGGGCGCAAATAAAAGAGTATAACTTAATTGCAGAGGACACCACTAAAGGATTAGATGAGAGAATAGAAGCAGCACAAAAAGCCATAGACATAGAAAAAGGTCTAATGGCTGAACGCCAAAGATTAGCAGAAGAAGAAGTTGCGATACAAAAGCAAAATATGGCATTGTCTGAATCTACGGAAGCAGATAAACAAAAGTTGGTAGATTTAGAAGTAGCATTGATTAACATTCGTACTGAGTCGGCAGAAATGCAAACGACATTGAACAATAAGTTAAATACTATGTTAACGCAAGATGCAGCGGAGAAACAGGCAAGGATGGATACATTTTTTGCGGATTTAGAAGCACAAGGAAAAGCAGAAGAAGCGGCGAAATTAAAGAGGTTAAAAGATTTAAAAATATTAGAAGATAGAGAAAAGGCGGTAGCCGCAGCAATACGTCAAGCAAGGTTGGGGGTAGTGGCAGCGGGTTTTGATGCTTTAAAGTCAATGGCAAAAACAGAAGAAGGGCAAAAAAAGTTAGCTATAGCGCAAGTGTTAGTTAATCAAGGTATGGCAATGTCTAACGCTATACGAGGCGCGCAAGCGGCAGCGGCGGCAACTGGACCAGCCGCGCCCGTTATGTCACCTTTATTGACTGCTCAAATGTTAGCAATCGTTCTTGGTGGTTTCGCATCTATTAAAGGTATTATGAACCAAGCGGGGGCGGCAACAAGTGGTATAGGTTCGGGCGGTGGTGGAGGTGGTGGTGTTACTGCTCCTGACTTTCAATTAGGACTAACACCCAACTTTGAAGAATTAAGCCAAGCTACCAGCATACCACCTGTAGAAGCGTTTGTAGTGCAAAGTAAGTTAGCCGATGAAAATGCTATGGTTGCTCAAATAAGAATGGGTGCATCGCTATAAATAAACGAGAATAAAAAATACATTTTTACCATTATGAGAAAACAAGTTGAACTTTTAATAGACGAGGACGAGTTAACGGGAATCGAGGCGGTTTCCTTGGTGAGGTTTCCCGCTATAGAAGAAAATTGGGTATACCTATCAGCTACGCAAGACGCAAAAATGTTATTTGCTACAGACGAAGAAAAGCAAATGCTTATAGGTCCAGCATTAATACCTGAAAAATTAATAATGCGATTAGACGATGAAAATGAAGAATACGACGTTTTCTTTTCTAAGGAAACAGTGCGACAAGCTATGGAACTTTTCATGCAAGAAGCACGAACCAACGAACACACATTAGAACATAATTCTAAAATCGATGGGGTTACTGTAGTTGAATCTTGGTTAGTAGAAGATGAAAAGAAAGACAAAAGTGCTTTGTATGGTTTTAAGTTACCCGTTGGAACTTGGATGCTATCGGTAAAAGTCAACAACCCCCAAATATGGGAAAAGGTAAAAAAGCAAGAAGTACGTGGATTTTCTATTGAGGGATACTTTACGGATAGATTGGTAGAAATGCAAAAAGGGAAACTTTGTAAAAATTGCCCCGAAGATGCCGAGATTATGGAAAAGCTAAAAGCCATAATTTTAGACGAGTTAAAACCCTCAACTTTTCTAAACGATAGACCGCTATTTACAGATAAAAGGACGGCTGAATTATGGGGGCAAATGTTTCACGATGTATCGGGATTTGAAAAAGTCACTTTAAACGGCGAAATTCTATACTCTGCCAATTATAAAATGGAATCCTACGATTGGGATAAATGCATTAGCGAACAGACGGCAGAGTACGGCAGCAAAGAGATTGCCGAAAAAGTGTGTGGTGCTATACGTGCCAAATACGGATAAAATAAACGTAATTAAAAAAACTGTTTTTAAAAGTGTAAAGCTATACAAATATGAATACAATAGATAAAATCCGTGAAGTGATGGGATTACCAAAAACATCACTATACGCCGAAGTCAAAATTGATGACGGGCGAGTATTAGTAACCGAAGCCGATTCATTCGAACCTGGTGTAGAAGTTCGTGTAATAGATGACAGCGGTAGCACCGTCGAAGTTGATGCGGGAACGTACACTTTAGAAGATGGTAAAAAACTCGTTATTTCAGAAAATTCACGCATTGACTCTTTTGTAGCTGATGAAACAGAAATTGAAGTGGAGGTGGAAATGGAAACTATCCCAGAAGCAGAAGAAGAAGGTTACCGCGATGGTATAGACGATGAAAAGGAAGATGTGCGCGAAGATATGGATTACGAAAAAGTACGCGACGTACTTAACGAGCGTTTCCCAGATTTAGACGAAGCAACTATTGACGCGATTGCGGAAGTGGTAGCGGGTATCTATTCACCCGAAGAAGAAGTGAAGGTGGAGGTAGAAGCGTCTGAAGAAGAAAATCTATCTGATGTTATTTCAGAAGCATTTGAAGCAATTAACAAAAGACTTGAAACATTAGAAAACGCACCCGCTAATTCGGGCGTTAGTGTTTCACCACAAAACCTTTCTGCTCAGCACAAGCAGAAAGATATTTCTAAATTAAGCGGTGTAGAACGTGCGCTACACATTATACAAAATTCTCACAAATGAGTTTATCTTTAAATAAGAAGTACAACTTCGATATTGACGACACAGTTAATACTTATGCGGGTGAGTTAGCGTTGCCGTATGTCACCGCTGCTTTACTCGGTGCGGAAACGATTGCAAAAGGTCGTTGTCGCTTTTTAGAAGGTATCGTTGGAAAGGCTGTAATTTCAGGTCTTGCCACTACCGATACAATCCAAGCTGCAAATTGTGCTTGGAATGATGGTTCTAATGTTGCTTTAACTGAGCAAGTACTTAACCC